AAATCTCAGGATATGTTAAACATATCCGCTCGAAAACACCCCAAATTTCGGGTGTTTTGTAGCGGAAATGTTTAACATATCCTGAGATTTGACCTTTTTTATTTTGAGAAAACAGTTAGAAAAAAAAATTCGCTGAAAAAAATCTCTTTCCAACCTATTTTTAATTTTTTTCGTAAATGTTACGAAAATACTAAATTTTATCAATTCAATGATAGATTAGACCAACCAAAAAATTATTCTGTTTTCTTTTTTTAATTTGACCTCAGAAAAGACATTCAAGAAATACGCAGTTCAATACAAAATCCAAATACAAAAAAAAATCTAAAACAAGTAAGTCCAAGAAAGAACCTGTTACGAATATTTAGGTTTATTGTGTTATATCTAAACCAGACTACAAAACGACAAAAAAGAATGTCCATGTCGACTAAGAAATGCAAACCTAATGCGAAATGCCCATGTGGTTCAGGTAAAAAATTCAAAAAATGTTGCAGAAAAGTCATTTCTGCATCTAAAACTCAAGACAAAAAAGTCACTCCAGAAGAAAATCAACGATTCATGAGGCATCTGTATACACTTAGGAGTGTCAAACACGAGGCTTTGGAGGAGGATTATTGTGAAGTTAGAGAATCGCCGATAGCTGGAAAGGGGTTATTTGCAACAAGTGACATCCCGGCCTGGTCACTTGTCACCTGGTATCCCGTACATTGCCTTGAACATTCAAAAGAATTATATGAAAATCAGGCTTTGCATATGTTTCAACCCATTAATGGAGAATTGTTTGACAAGGTCGAAATGATAGAAAGTGAACGTCATCGTCTCAATAAATATCGTTATGTTTTAAACGGCTTGTGTAACAATGACGGGGTCAAATTCAAAGGGTTTCAAACATCGATTTGCGGAGACCCCAACATTGAAAATCCTTATGAATTGGGTCATTTCGTGAACGATGCCTGTTTTCTGAGTGAAAATCCATCATCTAATGAGATTCAACTGTATATGCAAAAAGAATCGGCCGCCAATGTTATGCCTTACCACTTTGGATTTTACAGGTTGGCTATAATTACAACAAAGCAAATAAAATGTGGGGACGAACTTTTGCTTTCTTACGGTGCGAACTATTGGAGTCAAAACTGCTCCGACATTGTTAAAAAAAGTCAGTGTTTGCGCAAAATTGCGCTTAGTAATGCCCGAAAAAGAGACCATAACACAGCAATCTGTCAAAAAATATGTATAGATTTCTTAAAGTTTAGGAATGGTTTCTGGTCCCATAACCCAACATAAGTAAACGCGATGTTTACTATTATGTCTTTTATTACAAAATACAAATAATTCATTATTTAATACCGATTTTTTCCTATAACTTTAACATATCCTGAGATTTGACCTTTTTTATTTTGAGAAAACAGTTAGAAAAAAAAATTCGCTGAAAAAAATCTCTTTCCAACCTATTTTTAATTTTTTTCGTAAATGTTACGAAAATACTAAATTTTATCAATTCAATGATAGATTAGACCAACCAAAAAATTATTCTGTTTTCTTTTTTTAATTTGACCTCAGAAAAGACATTCAAGAAATACGCAGTTCAATACAAAATCCAAATACAAAAAAAAATCTAAAAACAAGTAAGTCCAAGAAAGAACCGCTCCAAATCGATTTTAAACATTGTTTTTGCAAACTACTCTACTGTAGGATTATTTTCAGACAGAAATACAAAAAAAAATTCAGGAAAAATAAAATATGAGTCAAAGGGAATACAAAGTTGAACCAAAATCGAAATGGATTCAACGGCATTTCCCGCTTAATCAAAATATAGATGGTGGTTTTTCTACGTGGCCAATTAAACCCCATATTTTAAACGGAAAACAGTATGGCCACGGCGGGATTTACAAGATTGGCGATATTGAGTTGTCCAGAAATATTTCGAAAAATGAAGTTCTGAAATTATTGAAAAACTTACACAATGACGGCAAAATTTATGAAGAATTCTTTCCCGGTTTTTGTAAAGGTACAACGAATGGTAGTATATGCTGTTCCACCAAATTTCATCAAGACCCTGTAAACGCTACTAAGACATGCCGCGTCTGTTCTGTTGAACAGAATCAAATTCAATATAACATGACCAGATCGATGAATTCCGAAGGTAAAATCAACCACAACAATTCCAACTGCGCACCAAAAGGAATTCATATTTCCACAAGCCGTGGTAATAATATTGGTTATAATGAAAAAAAATACCTCAGGACTCGTGATATTGAAAATTATATTCGATTTATCGCGCACAGCTTTCCAACTAATTGGCAGGATATCGAATTTTCTGCCCTAAATAAATTGAATGGTTTATATGATGGAATACACCCGGGCGTAACAGATCAGCAAATATCCCATAACAAAAAAGCAATGCCAAGTGGCAAGGCCGCTGTTGCAGCGGCGTGTTTATTTGGAAGTATTCTTGAAAAGAATTTTTCCAATGGACCTGTTCTCGGAGACATTATTAAACATGCCAATAATCTGAACGCTGATACTGTTGACGCGAAAAAGGTTATTCAACGTATGAATATACTTTCTAAACACGGACTATTGAAACACAGTCTCATACCGCATTTTAGAGCACCGTCAACTCATTATAATTCTGATACACAGAGAATCCAAACATTACACACCGCTTTTATTAACAGTAAAGAGACTGTTCTGGAGAATATAGTGTTCTTGCCAAAAATTGATTTGGGGCTTACAGTTCAACAAACGATCCACGGCGTATTGCAAATTAAATCCATTTCTTCTGATAAAATCGATTGGAAATTGCGAAAAAATGACTTTATTATGAAAGTCCAAGGCATTGAAATCCCAGTCAATGAAATGCCGTCCGATTTCTACAAACGCATACAAGACGCAAAGGACGAGAATTCACCCAGCTTTAGTTTTGAAGTCCGAAGAAAAAGAAATACAAAAACGTACCGCAAACCAAAGGGTGGAAAGAGAAAAAGAAACTAGACGAACAAGACACATCTAAAAAAACTAAAATCGTAGCATAAAAACTAAAATCGTAGCATTAAAAAAAAACATTTGGGCAGCAGGCCCTCGGCTCCGTAATTATTGGGCCGCAGGCCCTCGAGGGCCGCAGGCCCAAAAATAATAACAAAAATATAATAATAATAAAATTAATATTAATAAAATGAGGCTAAACGGTCATATATGTTACACAAATATTATATTTTGGTACGGGAGTGTCGAATGATGCCAAAGACATAAATCACCTATATATATAGAAAAGAGATATCGAAGACATGACCTCTCCAGCGGCGCAATTCAAAACATTTCTTCCGAGCGAGGCCCCTTCGTGGTTGACACGGGAATCCTGGGACCAACAATTCGAGAAGGACATGGCAACGCACAAAGATTTGGAACAATGGAAAGCTGTTCTCAAAAAGGTGAATAGCACCATATTAGAAAAAGAGATGAAGAAATTGAACAACAAATTAAAAAGGAACAAGACAAGAAAGAAAAGGTTGAAGCCATCATTGCGGCATCGGTTGTTTTCGTTCAAAGAGAACATTCGGACGGAATTGGACCAACGAAGACAGAAGGAATTGGACCGAAGAGTCCGGTTTCCGACCATCGTATCCGCATTAAGAACACGCTTTGGAGAAGAAATGGTGCAAATGGCTGCCAAGCTACGAACGGACTCTCACGTAATGACGGACGACGAACTCAAACACCCACAAGTGAACCGGAGACTCATTATCGAAAAAATCAAAAAGTACTTGACCTCGTCTCAACTCGGTGAACAAATCAGGGCATATGTGCGTGTCACACTGTCGTTGTCACATCGGGGTGGAATTGCGGCTCTGAAGTTTTCCCCTAAACACTTGTTATTTGAGAGGTCTGAATCTGATTTTTCGGAAGATGTGTTATCTAATTCGGACGATGGTGGAGTCTTCGTGTACGTCGTGGCATTACTTTTTTCAATAGTGGCTATTTATTTGTATTCGTTATGTTTTGATTTGGAGCACGAGTACCATCAAAACACGCTGGAATGGCTCGGCTGGGACCCCGATACTAGTTACTGGATGGCTTTTTTTCTGACTACCCTTGACTAATGGCCTCACATAGACTGCAACATTTGCAAGAACAATTGCCTCTCCTGTCCAAGAGGCCAGTATCAAGAGCATTCCAATTTTACGGGCACTCTGTGTCGGAGCTGACCATCTTTTCCCACTCCGAAATTTTTCGGCTCTCTTAAGCCGTTTTTTCTAGAGACTTGGTCTTTGGTCAGTGGTGTCACTATATGGATATCCTAAATCGTAGCATTAAAAAAAAACATTTGGGCAGCAGGCCCTCGGCTCCGTAATTATTGGGCCGCAGGCCCTCGAGGGCCGCAGGCCCAAAAATAATAACTGGGCCTTGGCCCTCGGCTTCGCCAAAAATATAATAATAATAAAATTAATATTAATAAAATGAGGCTAAACGGTCATATATGTTACACAAATATTATATTTTGGTACATGGGCGTGAGTTATAACTATTTCAACAAACCCCATGAATAATATTTACGAATTATTCCACGTGCGTCAATCAGCAAATTCGATGGAAATTTTAGAGAATTGCAAAAAGCAATTATCAGAATGGAAATTTGAAACTGTTTTTTTAGAACTAAAACGCAAGGTTTCACACCTACAAGCGAGCTTAAATATTAAACGGGTTTTTGAAGAGGGTGAAGAGTATTTGAAGGTATCGGCAAGAATACTATTGAACCCCGAAACTCGACAAACCTACGACGCTTATTTAGATACGATGCAGAATCCAACAAGTGAAAAGATAAAATTGACAAAAGCGAGAATTCAATGGTTTAATTTAAACAATAATGCCGTGATTTTTTCAAAAAACATGCTCAAACGATTATCAGACGCCAATGTCGGTCCGTTCCGAAAAAAAGAGACAATTGAGAACCTTCCAAAACGGCAAAAAAAATCACATGGTGACGTTAAACCGATTTGTCGTCAATGTCGGTCGGAATTCGATTTCAACGATGATTATTTGGTTTTGCACTGTGATTGCTCCACTCGTACCGGGCATTTTGAGTGTATGAATAGTTTTAAAGAGCGGATGAAAGGCAACTGTCCGGTTTGTAGGAAGACATTGCTCAAAAGAGTTCAAATCAGCAAATATCTTTTTTGGCAGAACAAAGAAAAGTTTAAATTGATTACTTAGATTATCAACACGTATTCGCATTGCCTCCGCCCGAGGCGCATCCACAGCAATTTGTTTCTGCTAAAATGTCTACATTTGCTGCATCAATGTCCAAAGTAGTTGTTTTCGTGATATCGCCCCATGAATTATCCGCAGAAATGGCATCTATTCCTGTGCGCAATTCTAACAAAGTGGGATTAGTAGAGACAATATTGCTTCCAGAAGTATAGTCACAAGTAAGTCCTGGTTGATCGTTGCGGGAATAGGATGGCAACAAAG